GATTTTTAACCGCTCTTTTGCGACGTAGTCGTAATTAAGGTAGCCGCGCTCATTGAGTGTGGTGATCTGTTCCGTCTCAGATAGAACAGGAAGAGGATGCGTCTTTTCAAGATACATCGTGGTGTAGTTGCACCAGTCTCGTAACTGGTTACGAGGTTAATTAAACATTTAATCTTAATTGTTCATAAAAATTTGGAGAACATCATGAATTTATCTAACGGTATAAGTGTGATCTATAGAGTGTCTGACACTCTTAGACAAGAGAAGCGGGAATCTGATTCTTGCACTAGGTTGCTGCACGTGCTCGAACAGTGTGGCTGTTTTTATTATTTTAAGAACATTGAATCTGCTGTTATAGCGATGAAAGAGTTTAATACAAGTATTGATGTGGTGAGGGCTTCGGCTAGTACCAAGCTTAGTGATCATCTTTTTCCACCTGAAGATGTGATAAAGCTGAAAATGGAACGTATCGATTTCAATGACTTGGAAGACTAGGAGACGGTTATGAAGGACAGAAAAGTAGCTTTTATAGATTATGCCTTAACGCCTGGTAGGACAGAAAAACGATTTGTGTCCGATAAATCAATAGATAGCGATTCAGATGGTTTCGATGAATCTTACTTTGTCGAGTCAGCTAAAATTGATAGATTAATGTTTAATTTAGGCCGCGCAAGAGGCGTTGCGAAGCAAGTTCCAATGCGTGGTCACGTTTTCGGATTCACTCAACCGAATCCGTCAGAAAAGAAAACAACCAAATAATTTAACTAAATGGAGTAATTATGAAAAATTTATATATTCTACCAGCCTCAAACGGTGAGAGTAATTCAGTAGCAGAATCTTTAACCAGAGCAGGTGTACGCTACATTGAGATCGAAGCACTACATGAACTTTGGCCTCACGTTGTCGAAACAACAGACGTTGTAGTAAGGATACCTGACAACATCTTGGTAATTTTAGTCCGTCATATGAGTACATTGCTAGGAGAACCTCCTGTTCGTATCGACAGCGCTCCTGGCTCCAAGTACACTTACGAATGGAATACTGCTACAGCCAGTCTTCCGTCGGATGTCTGGGACACACTTGAGGGCAGATTTGCCAAAAGTGGCCTTTTGGCCCACACCTCAACACAAGTTGAGGAGAGGACTAAACTAACATCTCAAGGTCATAAGGTAGATCAGACTCCGTCTGCTAGGGAAAGAATGAGATCAAACGGTACCAATCACAATAGCAATAAAAACGAAATAGATTTAGATGGCTTAGATGATGATAATGGTAGTGATGTTGATTCAATTCTAAACACAGGTGGGTAGCGTGGACTGGTCAACGGAGTTCAAACGAACTCTCAGAGAACTACATACCAACAAGAAATCGCTTGATCAACCTTTTTATTTGCGTGGTTCGAAAATGGTGGACGCCCTGTTTCAAACTGGTAATGCTAGAAAGGCAAGAGATCGTGTATTCACTGAGAGTCCAATAGAAATAATTGATAATCACTGGGCTACCGACCCTGATACAATCAAATTTAAAGATAAGTTCTCACGAGAGGCAACTGGTCGTTTTCCTGAATCAGTTGATAGCGAAGGCCGTCCTTATGGTAATAGTGTGCGAGGCAACTTCTATGAGATGCGTCATGTAAATGGTTTCCCTATGAAACAGGCCACTTGGCCGTTAGTGGACAACACTGCACTACGTGAGTCATCGGGGCTAGTCAATAAGTTTACTGCTCATTGGCATGAAAAAGTCTATCGTTCGTTTATCAGATTATTCTTCAAAGATTTGGTCATCCAGCCTTTAAAATGGAGATCAGGTTCGTCCACCGCTGTTCCAGAGTTCACGACTAGTGATTCTCGAAAAGCAGTTATGGCTAAAGAAGCAATGGCAGACGCTCAATTTGCTGGTCAGATGATGATAGATGGTCGGCATGACCTAGCTTTCACAGTTCATGGAATCGGAGGCGCTTATTACGTTGTTTATCGTTCACAATCAACGGATGGAGTATCTATTGATGAAAATGGTCACGTACACCTTAAAGATCGTAAGGTAGCGGACATAGCGTACGCGCTAACATCAGGTAGAATGGGTAAACAATTTGTTTCTGACAAATCAACAACAGGGATCGTTGATCAGTTTGGGAAGTCAATTAAAGTTGCTGAAGGCTTTGGAAGAGAGAGAAGGCGAACGGCCCAGGCGATACCAGGTAAAATGGGTTTCACACTTATGCCAATAGCGCAAGCTGTACGTAAGTGCATGTACAAGAAAGCTGCTTTTTCTTTCCATCATGGATCTAGAGGTACTATGCAGCAATCGCTCAGAGATTGGGACTACACTATAGCCGTGGATGTTTCAGATCACGATATTAAATGGTTCGCTTTTATTCTAGATTCATGGAAGGAAGAGTTATTGAACTTAGGATATCAAGATTGGTGGGTAGAAATATTCATGACGTCAATGAAACTTCCTGTCTATGTATCTTCACCTGCTGAAGGTCAAGGAGGAGTGCTTCTTGGTGATTGGAGACAGCCCACGCTGAATCCAGGTTTACCTTCCGGTAACCCTTTAACTGATATATGTGGTGCAGGAGGCATGGCCCCTACTTACTTTATAATTCAAGTAGAACATACAGCACAAGAGCATCTAGACTTTTTGAAGACTGCTAGTCAATCAGAAGTCGATGGCTTCTTCTTACGCTATTTACGTGGTGAACTTCATTACTCATGTAAAAGCAAAGGAGACGACGCTTTAATGTTGTGGAGATCTGGTCCTGGCCTTGAGAAAGCCAAGCAACTTAAGCAGAAAATGCTGAAAAAGGAACCTGTATCAGAGTATATGGAGATATCTTACGAGCACGGAGAAGCTTTTCTTGGCTCTCTGCTTTTGTACGATAACACAATGGAGCTGTCATCTGTTACTCTAACAGGAAACATTCTCTCAGCCGGTCGGAACCTATGGTCTCCTGAATATGGGGTTGAATCCCAGAAAAAGGACAGATCTACTTGCAAGCGGCCCTATCCCGGTCTTGCCTGGGGGTCAATGAGCGAGGTTTACGGCACTATTCCCATTTACGGTGAATACTTAGAACTGATGGAGCATGTATATTATTCCGTGTATCGGGAGTCACACTCAGCGTTTAGATCTAAATTGTTTCAACGTGATGAGAAAAGGCTAGCTCAAGCTTTATCATCGTCAACAGTTCATAGAGAACTTGGATTTTCAGATCTTTCGTTCGCTGAAAAGGAAGTGTTAAACGATCCTGCGAAAATACACTATCGGTATACTCAGGATGATGTACGACCAGAAGTGCTTGCAATAATTACGCACGGTTTGGACACGCAACAAGTAGAAGACTACGTTACTTTAGTGGCGGGTTCTTCAAACATAGTAGGTTCTGATGTTTTAAAACAACAGAAGCAACAACAACTAAGAAGACGAGGTTAATATGTCTACAAAGACACAAGATAATTTAGAAAAAATGATTTTACAATCATCACTCGATAGCCTACCCCTAATGGCAGTTTACAAACGATTAGCTGCGCTGCCGGTAGTTTCCATTCTAGGTCTAAAAATGAAACTAGGCACTGAAGATATGGTTCAAGCTTATGCTGATGAACTATACGATTTGTTACCTGGCGAGTTGATGACTCAACAACCGTTCATCACACTTGAAAAGGACAAAGAATCAACTATCAGTCTTAATAATTTCCCCTCACATATAGGTGCATTTGCGGACTGGCCATTTGATTCAACGGCCTCTGGAGTTACTGTCATTGTTGGCGGAACCGGGTCGCAAAAATCCGAGCTCATTGCGACTGCTATTAGACCTGAAATAACATTGCGTTTCGGTGAACCGCATGAAAAATTTGATACAGGTCCAGGCGTTCTACACCCAGTTGATATTAATCATGTTTTATCTATGATAGTAGTTTTAGCTGCAGCTAAAATACCAACATCGTTAGACTCGATACGTAAGCTAGCGTATGAGATCGATGGCGCTGCTGGCTCACAAGGTGTTATAGCTAAGTTATTCACAGCACTGACTGATCTAAACAACTTTTGTTCGTTTTTAAAAGTCAATGTGCCTATCTCAATTAACCCCATGGTTAAAGGAGAAGAAGCGATCGAACATGTCTACACCAATATGGCTGGCGCTGTGTCGGGAGCTATATATATTGATAATGGCATTATCAAAGATTCCCTTATTCGCAGAAAAGACAGGCGTTCAGGCATAGAGCCTGGTGACTGGATTGCTCAGCAGAACTCATCTATATCCATAGCAAAGCAAGAAGAGATTGACCCTGTAAGAAAATCTTTGTCTCGGAAACAAACAGACATAGAGAATAGCACAGGCACTAAGATTAAACCCGATCACGAAGTCGATATTGAGCCATTGCAACCAGCTATTGTCCCTACAAATAAAGATTTGGATGAGGGCGGATTCGATGACGAACGTAATGGGTCAGATATTATTTTGTTATCCGATTAGTTCTGGATCTTTTACATATCACTTACTTAAGTTTAAAACAAAACAATTTTACTTTATACAAACCGATTAAATAGGAAAAACTATGTTAAACGTTTCTATCAATAAGCAACAAAAAGCTCAATTCTCTGTAAGCTCGTTAACTCAATCTGTGAATACAGGTATAATGGATATGAGCACAGCAACACCCAGTGCAAACGCTGTACATCATTTTACCCATACCATGATGTCGTCAGTAACATCATCTACTTTGTACGTTATGGGTGACGGTTCGTTTGATGCTACAAAATTAACCAAAATCATAGTACATCAATCACGTGAGCAGGATTTAGAGGTCGGCGAGGTTGTACGCAAATTACGTGGTTACCTCGCTAAATGGGCCACAAACCCAGATTTATTGAGGGGAGTAATTGGCGCTTTTACAGGATCATCAAATAAAGGTGTTCGCGCAAACCAAATACGTCAGATGCCATCTACTCAGGTCAGAGAGTTGGTGGCTAAACTAGCTCCTCATGATAACCCTTTGTTTCCAGAACTTATGACAGATTGGTTAACTTCTGTTCTTGCTCATTACCACTGGATAACTCCTGGTTACCGATTCGTCTACGAAGTAGACGCACCAAAATCGTTTCCTAAATACAAGGATTTAGTAGAAACTGTGGCTAGTCACGATATTAGAAGAATGCTTGATGCTCTTGGTGGTATCGACAGATCAGTTATTACTACACATATCGAGAGCGGCAAGACTGCGGTATCTGTAGGATTAATAGCTCAAGAACTTGCTCACGGAGTATCAAACGCGATCAAACGTATTAAAGGATCACATGTTCCAGAGAATGTGGCCGACGCTTTACTCGTATTGTGTGGGCAAGCATGGACTCCTTCTACTGGTGAGAATGATACATTGGCACCACGAAGCATACTTGAATCAGATGTTGTGCAAATGTTCTCTAGTAATCTTGCTTTGTTCCTAATATACCAGGAACGAGTTGCAGGTGGCGCTAGGCTATCTATGGAATTTGATTATAATGTTATAAAGGATGATATCTTGCCATTAGTCAGAGAGGCTATAACAGAGATTTCTCCGTTTAAAATTCGTCCTATCTCGGATACTGTTGCCCACATTCATAAGTCCTCCGTGCGTGATCATCGTGGTTTGCCAACGATGACTATTATTCACGAAGATATTAGTTACCCTGAAAAGGTGAATGTGTTTACGCGAACCCAGATTGATTCGAGATCGAAGCATAGAATGCTTACTCTTGATTCAAATATATCAGAGCAAATGTCTAGTGCACTGATTCCAGTCACTAGTCAGTTTTCTGTTGAGAAAATGGTTAGGCAAAAGTACCATACTGCCGAATTGATTCAACCTGACGTTAAATTAACCTCACTGGGTTCTAAAACAACTGTAATGTTTCCGTCCTTTTTAGAACGGTTGCCACGCGACTCTGATATTATAAAAGATTGGAGCAAATTCGCTGCGGAGTACACTCCGTTATCGAAGCGTTTCGTTGACCCAAGTGCTGAGCAAGAAAAAGCGAATGTCGAAAGTTTCGGCGAGTGCTGGAGGGATTACGCTGATGTAATGCTCGATCACTATAAGTATATAGTGCATTTAGCTGTTAATTCTGTCAATGATGTTCAGATCATGGCGTTTGATTTAGAGATCGCCGAGTACACATTAGGCTTACAGTGGTCTATGGACACAGATTTGAAAACTCCAATTGGTCGTTCTCAGATCACGGGTGGTCGCGTAACTACTACCGAACCGTTAGAAGTTCTTCAATACGTGAAAGACATCGTTGCGAGTAACAAGTTAGTTGCTACTGCTCATGATATCGAAGCGTACGAAGATGATGGTCTCCACGCGTGGAACTGGAAGGATCAGTCTACATCTCTTGATTTCAAAACTACTTATCTTACCGCATTACGTGGTCATGATTACAGTGTTGATATCGATATGAGACATTTACTCGGATTGACAATGGCGAGAAAGAATCTTCGTTTTATGGATAATCGATTAGCTGCAGTTACTGTTCAACTATGGTTTCATGAGATGTTTGAACAGATAAAATCAATGAAGGCGATAGCTAAGAAAACGAAAGATGATATTAAGTCAGCGACGTACCACGCGCAATTGTCAGCACTTAATATACTAATGGCTAAACAGCTAATAGCCATAGGTGGGACATCAATGGGTAAGAAGGGCACTTCGTACATCAAACACTCTATTCAACGATTGATGTTTGATCTTGGGTCACTAGACGATTACACTCACTTACACGTCGGCGTACAGGCTACATTGTTAAATCTTTGGATGGGTCTCACTACACTGGAGTACTTGAACTTACTATGCTCTAAAGATATTCAAACTATCACTGAGCACATAAGATCTAGTGGTGTTCTAGCGCATGTAGTGGCGGGATCAGTAGATATGCCCGAATAGTGTTTTACACTTAAAGATTTTTGCCTCGCATTACATCTTTTCAAAATGATTATATTTAATCTGGATTAGTAATCCAAAATACAATTTACTGGAAGCTCAACC